ACCCTGAAGCCCTCCATCAATCCTGTGTAAACCGCTTTCCCAACGTACATTCCTTGATGAAGAGTTTGCCTAACTGAAAAATAGCCGATGACTCCTAGCCGGAATCTTTCAATCAGAGCTGGTATAACAGACTTTAAAATAGAGGACTGATCTGCCATCTTTGCATATTTAATCATCACGCTTAGAGCTATTTGACTCTGTGACAATTCATACATATCCTTTGTCAATTCAGCACTTGCAAATGGGTCAATGTTCATTGAAAGAATCTCTTCTATCTTCTCTGCTTTGTCATGGACTAAGGGTGCTCGCAAGCATCTCCATATCCTCTCAGTTAGAATTTGCATAGCCGTTCTAGCATCTTCTACAGTATTTACTGCAACGTAGTTCAGCTTCTGACCTTTCCATTGACAATTCTCCACCATTGATCTTACTATATCTATTGGAGAACTAACTACGTTGCTAGGAGCATAAGTCCTCACTGTCTTCTTCTTTGCTGACACAGAGATGATAAAATTTCTCAGAGACATGTGATCATTGAATGGAGATGACTCTAGAGTTTTCTCAGCTGTGTCATGTATCCAAGGAAACTTCTGCTTGTAGTGATTCAAAACAAGATTATGAGAGAATCTAGTGCCTTTAACGTCTGGTATGTCAAACCACAGTCTCTGAAGCACCTGGAACAAGGTCACAGACTGGACAACACTGTTGGTAGAAATGTCTAATTTGCTTGCGACAGATCTGCGATTTATGTATGCTCCAAGAGAGCTTGTCTTGTAGTTGTTCAAAACAGAAAGAACAGAATCATAGAAATTGCCAAATGGGAAAAGCCACTTATAATCCTTTATGGTCTCAGTGTTGAAGGAATTAGCTATTCCAAAGAATGTTTTGTGGGAGTGGCTAGCTCCCATCATTCCCTTAGACTGCAGTATAACTGCATCCTGCAGTATGTAGGATGATGCTGCATGAAGTCTCGAGTCAGTCTGGAAGCTCATTGATTCAGATAATGCTGGATTAGAAGCTTGTATTTTAAGTTTCATCAGACTATCATACGTTGTGGATGTTTCTCTGTACAGATTTATGAGATTCTCTTCAACGTAATTCTTTAGTTCTCCATCACTAATCCTGAGAGCTTGCTTGAATGCATAATACTTAGCAGATTGACCGAAAGATATGTATGTTCGAACCGTTGGCTTGCCATCCTCGGTGAATTCAAAGTTCTCATCCTTATACAGTCCAAGATGCATG